CCGAACGATGGGAGCGGCGCGCAGAAGAACTCGAATCTCGAGGCGAATCTTCTGAAGGTTGGACAGAATGGAGAGATGGACAAAGAGTTCCATTGCCATCGTGGCGTGAAATACTTGAAGCTCGACGTATTAGAAATCAACCTTTTCAAAGCGCTGTACAAAATGCGGTGGCAAGATATTTGGAATCTAATCCACCAGGTGCTGGAGCAGCATTCGGAGTTTTACAACCAACAAGGAGCGTATCCGATTCAAGAAATATCCGTAGAGATTCTGAAGAAGCACTCCGTGAGATGTGGAATCTACGCCGAAACCGTGCGCGGGAACGTATGCGTAGAGAAATTGCAGGAGATATTATTTTTCCAGACCGCCCATGGCATAGAGCAGCACCACCTTATGCGACTACTATTCAAAGATATGCCCGTGGAATGATTGCTAGAAATATGAATTAAAATATTTTAAAATATTTATAATATAATAAAATGAGTTATAGTCGTGGAGCGCCATATAGCTACAATGATTGGTTACGTGATATTCGCGTAGAACTAGACATTCCCCGGGGTGGAAGCGAAACGTATTTAAGAGATAAAGCAAAATACGATAAAATAAGAACTAAAAAAGTAACTAAAAATGTAAGATGTCCACCCGGATACAAGTATAGACCAAGGCGAAAACCAGGTCAAAGAAAATGTACTAAAGAAAAAGTTAGGATATATCTAAGTTTTCTTCAAAAGTTAGCAACACAAAACGACATTTCTATTTTTAAAATGAGAAAAGACAAAAAGGGCTACACTAGGACTTTATTGACTATACCGCAACTAAAGTCTAGATTAACTCGTAATAGAATAAGTTATAAAACATCAAAATTCGGAGTTTTACCCATGGGTGGAGGTAAGGGTCCAGAAGAACCTGAAGATCCTAGAATAGCATATGAAATCGAGAAGAAACAAAAAATTGCTGAACAAAATCGTAAATGGCGTGCAGCAAAAGCCGCGGAAACTGCTGAAAAATATGAAGCAATAAGAGAAGCTGGAATGGATAGAGCAGCAGCAGATGCTATTCGCTACATGGGTATGACTCCTAAACAGAAAGCAGCAGCAAGACAACGAGAACGCTTAGCGCTCGCTAAACAAGCAAAAGAATATATGGCAGCACAAGCGGCAGCACAGGCGTTACTCGCTTCGGCATCAGGTGCAGGATCGAGTTCGAGTGGCGCAGGACCTAGTTCGGCTGGATTAGATTTCACAGTACAAGATGTTGATTTTGGTAGAACTAGATATAATAGAAATTATTATGGAATGCGCGAAGTTTGGCAGTAAATAATACATTTAAAGAATAAAATGAATTTATTTAAAATTATATATAGAAATAAGATATATATAATTAATAATAATGGATAATCCACTAAAACTTTGGTTTTATTCAACTGGAAAAATTGTAAACGATAAAACTTTAACAACTCATTATTCTATGGAAGGATTTAAACTCAATTTATCTGACGATTACGCAACTTTTCAAGAACTTTATGCTAAAAATATAAAATCTAAAAATTGCTTAGTAGAGAAAAAAACCGATTTTTTTAGATTTTTTATTGATTTTGATGTACTTTCAGAAATTATAGTTGACGAAGAACCGTATTTGAAGTGTATTCAAGAAGTAATTTATGAAATATACAAAATAAAAGATCTTAAATGTATTTCTACTGTTCCTAATAAAAATATTGAAATTGTAAAGGAAGATAAAACTTTTATAAAACAAGGATTTCATTTTCATTGGCCAGATTTGATAGTTGATGTAGAGACTGCTATAAAAATACGGAGTAACATATTAGTAAGCATTAAAACGATTTTTGGTAAAGTAGAACATTTTGATAATGACTGGGAAAAAATTATTGATAAATGCGTATATAAAAAAAATGGTCTTAGATTAATCGGATCTGATAAATGTACAATTGCAGACAATGAGCGCGTTTATGAAGATCGTGTGTATATACTTAAAAACGTCTATATTGAAAAAAATTTAGATAAAGAATTGATAGATTATTATACAGATAACATTCTAGAACTTGTTAAAGATACTAGTATAAGAAGTCACAAAACAGAAATCACGCCTTATGTTAATTTAACAGAATATGAAGAGGATGAAACAGTTATTTCTAATTCAGACATATCACCAATTTCTAAAAATAGCGTAATTTATTTAGAAATTAAAAAATTTTTCAAAAATCATGCGACTGGATACAACGTTGAAGATATAACTAATATTTTAAAGGTAAACGGTAAAGATATGTATTTAATTTATACTAAATCTAAATACTGTCAAAATAAACAAGGCAATCACAAAAATAATCATATTTTTTTTAAAATGACCCCAACCGGTCTTTGTCAAAAGTGTCTTTCTCAAAATTCCGGAATTCATGGATGTTGTAGAGACTATCAAAGTTCTTATGTAGCTCTAAGCGGGGGAATCCTATCTGCTCTTAATTGGAAAAAACCAAAGTTCAAAGAAACGTCTATCCAACAATCTTTTAGTATAAGTAATTTTTTAGAAAAACTTGAAAATACGATAGTAGCTAAAGATTCTTTCAGAGGTCCTGGAAAAAAGAAGAATATATTATAACAGCAACACCAATTATAGCTCCGAATATAATTTTTCCCAATGTATTAAGTTGCGTTAAACTAGACATTAAAGATGGGATTTTAGAATACATAAATTCTAGAGTCTGGTCTGTATGTAGTAAAAAATAAATAATAATAATTAAACCAAGTAGTTTATAGTTTTTTTCATTCATTAGTTTATAAATATTATTATGATTTTTAGTAGTTTCGGATATAGAATTATTTTCATTAGAAGACATTTTCACTCCTAGTTTGTCTGAATTGTCTTCTTTTTTAGTTTCATCTTTTGATGCTCCACTTAATTCACTAACTTTACATTCAAATTTTGACATTATATTAGTTATAATATATTTTAATACCTTTTTTTTAACGAACACTTTTTTTTTTAAAATTAATTTGTTTTATAAATATTAAAACAAATGGGTATAAATAATTTAGCCGTTCAGACATTTAGCTCATCTGGATCGCAGTCTGTATGTAGAGCAAATAAAGCAGATAGCTCTGTACAAATAACCTCAGACTTTATATCTAGATGTCCAATCAAATATATAAACGGTTCTGGGGTTACTGTTATTGCAGGTAGTTTAAATAATTTACCCAGTGATTCGACACCTGAAACCGAAACTTTTAAAATTCCCAACAACGTTGACGCAATCAGTGACCTAATATTAACTTGGACCGTAAATGTACCAACTCCGGCGATAGGTACATATTTCGATTGTTCAGGTATTTACTACTCTAAAACCCTGTTGTTAGACTGTATAAACAAAATTGAGATAAAACACGGCAGTCTAATTATTCAAACGCTTTATCAAGGAGATATATACATGAGAAATTACTCGGAATTAGGATATTTAGCGAAACATGAGAATACATTCAGTGTTAAGAAAAACGATAGATATGTATCTATAGATAGCATAATTGGACACGAAACTGTATCAGGAGAAACTCTTAATTTTGCGCTATCTATACCATTTATCGGGAGGTCTTCATCAAACGACAGAAGTTTAATTCAAACCGGAACATTCACCAATATTTTAAGCGTTGTAGTACATTATAATAAAATAGGAACAGGTAAATTTATTCCCCTGTTGTATTCCGATATAAGCGGTACACCTGCTAACATATTAAAAACTAGTGTAGTTTCAAAACTTAATATTTTAAGTCATATTATAACCGAAACAGAAAAAAATTTTATGAAGCAAAATATTGTTAATCGAGTATTAAACACTTCAGTCGGACTTCAAAAAAAAGGTATTTATTCTATTATATCTCCACTAAACACAGGCATAACTAAAATTAAAATAGATCTAGATTCAATTGATATTAATGTATCTCATATTATGTTTTGTTTAAATGTAAATATATTTCAAGGTAACAATGTAGCTAGACAATTTTTAACAGACAATTCACTAGCTAACGTTAAAATTAGAACTTTTAAATCTCTTGGCGGAGGACCTTTAGATGCTAACGCTATATCATCTTCGTGGGGAGAAGCGGTTAACGATTCAGTTGCCGACATCTCTGTAAATTTTCAGAAGCCCGATGTTTTGGGAGTTTTTCAGGGCTGGTTAAATACGGCAGAGCTAGTTTTAGGGAATGAAACTACTGGAGAAATTTCTCCATGTGCTTTACATTCCAATCAGGAACAATTTAGCTTAAAAATGTGTGATAAAAATTTTTATATATTAAAGTTAGGAGACTCGGCGTTTACCACAGCCGGTGTACCATTTTCACGTATTAAAAATAAACAGTTGTTTTTAAACGTAAACAATAAATTTTTTAGAAATAGTGCCTTTGGAACTTATTCGTCTGTGTCCAGTTCATTTGTAAGAGATCCAGACATAAGTGTAACATTGTGCGGAACTACTCTTCAGATTGTTAATAATAACGCGGTATCATTTTCATACATTTAATTTTTTAATTCGTATTAAATTTAAAATTATTTTCTTTTATATTATTAAATAATACAATATGTCTGGAGCAACTGCTGCACATGCCTCTTATAACGGTTCCGGAACACAGGGGCTTGCTGTTACTAATAAAATTAACGATGTTGGTGATATCACCTCCGTTATTTGGCACAAAGATAAAACAACCAAGCAGTTATTACACGGTTCAGCTATAATCGAAGTTCCATCGTCGGGCGACGGCTCAAACCTTGGATCTAACCTAATTTTTACTTTAAATAGCGACATGGACGTAATCGGAGATCTGTATTTATTTGTTAAAATTTTTCCAAGCGCGGCTTATACAATTAGAAAAGAACAGGCTCTTTTAAGTGTAATAAATAGAATAGAATTTCAATGCGGTACTCAAATTTGGCAAACTCTTGAATTTGCAGATATTCTGGCTTTAAATACAACCGAACTTACAGAAGGTGCATATGAAAAATTCATGTTAGGTCTTCAGGGATTTGAAACGGACGCAGGTTATTCCACTCCGGCGGTAAATGCCGCTTCTGCTGCTACTACTCGGTTTTTTACCGTAAAACTCCCCCTTTTAACTAGAACCGTTTGCCCAGTTTTAAATAATTACTCAAATGTAGTCGAAGGTGGATTTCTCACAGCGGCCGCCCCTAATCAAACCGTTAAAATCAAGGTATTTACAAATACAGTAACTGATATCTCTGCTAATTATATGATGAATCTTTCAGGAACTGTTCCTATGGAAATGAAACTATTCGGAAAACACGTTATCATGTGTAACGAAGAACGTGAACAGATTAGAAATATTCCAGGTGGTTTGACTAAAAGAGTTAAATTGACTCAAAACAAGGAAGAAACTAGCTTCACGCTCGTTGGCGATATCTACGATTTGCAGATTGATTGCGATCACTTTTCTCTATACGCATCTCATTTAATAATTCAGGTATTCGATACTACCCAATTTGGACCCGATGATATGAACGTTTTAGTCAATTCGGCTGGGGCCCAACTTGCGCCTCCGATAACTTTATTAGAAGCGGACTTAAAGTTAAATTCTACATCATTTTGCGGAAAACTTCCAGGTGGGTTAATGTCCGGAGCTTTACCAGAATCGATGGGTCTATATGTAAATCAGTTCATGAGCAGAAACGTTCCCCATAATAGAACTTTAACTTATGTATTTCCACTATCTAATACGGCATATTCTGGGTCGTGTGTACCTTTAAATAGATTTGATAATATTCGCCTATCTTTAAAATTAAAGCGAACCCTATCGAGCATTGCTGGAATAACGGGAAACCCAACTCTATACAAAATCGCAGTTACATGCGTGGGAGAAAGCACCGCCCTATATAAGCAAGGGGCGGCATCTATTTCCATGTATTAAATCATTTAAATTGTGTAACATTATAACTTCTATTAAAATAATTTTAAATTTAATACGTATTAAATTTAAAATTATTTTCTTTTATATTATTAAATAATACAAATATGTCTGGAGCAGTTGCCGCTCATGCTGCTTATAATGGTTCTGGAACACAGGGTCTTGCTGTAACTAATAGAATTAACGACACGGGAGATGTAATGTCTGTTTTCTGGACCAAAAACGATACCACTAGACATTTACTACACGGATCTAACTTCGTTGAAGTACCGCCACAGGGATCTTCTGGGAGCGCGTCTAGAACTATAGTTAACTTCGATATAAACAACGATGTAGACTGTATAGGAGACATTATCTTAGAACTTACGGCAGAATTTGGTATAGGCACCCCCGCCCTAGAAGACACTTTCGATTTATTAAACGGAATTTCTAGAATTGAATTTATAGTTGGAACCCAGATATGGCAAACTCTAGAATATGACGACATCCTTGCTCTGTATCACACTGAAGTAAACTCTGGAGCTTTCAATAATTTCGCTATTCAGTCTTCCGGTTTTCTCGGAGGCACACTTGGTCAGCCAACTAACCTTAATTTTAGAGATGTATCAAACATAGCAGCGCGTGTAGCTTATGTTCCTCTTAAAATGTTAACTAAAACGAACGTTTCTAATTTAGAAATATACTCTGAACATACCGAGGATGGATATTTAATGGCTGCTGCACCAAATCAGCAGGTAAGAATTAACGTTCATACACGGGAACCAAATGCAATTGATCCATCGTGCAATAGAATATCCATGAAATTATATTCTAAAAACGTAGTAATGTGTGAATCGGAGCGCCAACAGTTAGCGTCAACCCGTATTGCTAAAAGAATTAAAGTAACACAAAATGCACAATCTACTCCGAATATTTCTGATTCTGTTCATACAATTGTTTTGGATCACTTTTCCATATACGCGTCGCACTTAGTAATAATAACAACTTTCCCGTTATATAAAATACAAACAGTCGAACTTTTATTAAATTCTTCATCATATTCAGGTGAAGTACCTATAGAACTACTCAGGGTTACGGGAGCATGTATGGGTTTATTCTCAAATGTAACAGAGAATAGCATAGGAAGTGACGATAAAAATTATTTTGTTTTCCCTCTAGCTTCGACCGCATATAGCGGTTCATCTGTTCCACTAAATAGATTTGATAACATTAGGATGATAATTAAAACTGCGACAAATCTTTCTATACTTCCAACAACCGAGACAAGCGTTGGAAACGGCTCGCATCAAATAAGCGTGACCGCTGTTGGATGTACAACAGCCTTATACGCCAACGGAGCGGCATCTATTTCCATGTATTAAATCATTTAAATTGTGTAACATTATAACTTCTATTAAAATAATTTTAAATTTAATACGTA